TCGGCTACAGCGGTCAACCCTAGGGTATTACCCTCAAGTTGTTTTTGGATTTGATCCATTACATCGCCATTATCTGCCATATCTTAACCTCCAGTAAAGGTTCCTATTATGTAGTTTTACATAAAGTTGGTCTAAGCCACCCCCGACTTTATACAAAAAATATACTGAACAGTAAACTCTGCTCAGTATATTATACTCACGTTATAAAAAAATCATACTATAAATACAATTATTCTAGATTTTCAGACACTTTACCACTTGTAATTACTTTTAAGACATCGTTTCTAAGAGCATAAAGATGTTGTTGTATAAGTTTTTTAACTTTCTCACATTGGGTTCCCTCAGGTAGAGAAGCTTCTATAACATCAAGCACCTGCCCTACGGTGCGAGAATGCCTCGCCATTAACCACTCCTGACTCTCCGTAATCTCCTCTATGTTCATGTTATATCCCCTCTATAGTCTTTTCTTTAATAATATTTCAATTTTTTCCTTCGGCTCTAGCTGAGAGAATGCGGATTTACCGGAGATACTTCCTGTTTGCACAGGTGCTTTTACGTCTCTCCAATATCCTAATACCTTACGATAACGATTAGTTTTTTTATCCATCTTTACATATGGGTCTACCCACTCTGCCGAAGTACTTGTTTCATTATACTCTTGGGGAGCAGATTGTTGCTCTAAGGTTAGTTTTAAAGTATTACCTGATCTTACCAAATCATACTCTGGTAACCTAGTTCGTATGTTATTTATTATCCTTGCTCGTATCAGAGACGCAAGATTCATTGGCATATGTCTAAGTCCCCCAAACTTCTGGTAATTCTAACTCGAACTCGGATTCTTCCTCATCATATCTATCAAGATAGATTACTTCTTTACCCACCTGACCATACTGTGGATGGAAATACAATACTATCTGCTTAGGTTTTGTAATAACATTGAGGCGACTTATGGTAAATTCATCCCCTCCCTTCATTGTACCGCAAATATGCAAACTTCCTGTACCAATATCTATCTCATCCACCCTGTGGAAGTGCCCCAATAATACATCATCAAAGGAAGAGGATACATTGAACTCGTCGTCAACTAATAGTTGAGTCTTATATTGCAGTACAGATCGTAGTGCAGTAACTGTTCGTAAAATGGTGGCTGTTGCACCTCCCCCTCCAATAGCATCTCCATGCATCATAAGAATATTACGGTTAGCGATGTTACTTACATGACTAGGTGACTTAGGAATCTCAAAAACTATATTCGATTGCTTTGAAACGAAGGTTGCAACCCATTGGTATAGCATGTAATCCCAGTCCATGTAGCGATCTTTAGATGGAATCTTTCTTGTCATGCGTCCGTGGTTTCCTACGACACAAGGAACTCTGATTTTATCGAAGTGAGGGGCTAAGAACATCAACGCTTGACTAATTATCTTGGCACCATACATCATCTGCATCATGCAATTATCAACATTGGTTCGTGCTAATTCCTCATGTATATCCCCGGAAATCATATCTCCAAGCATGGGGATAACTAATTCATCTACTCCGCATATATTTCTACGGTATTCAGCAAGACTCAATACTTGATTTGCCCATCCCCACATCCTACGACTAAATAACTCTATATCATATTCATTTAATCCTATAGTCTGCTCTCGGCTAACATTATCTCCCACATGAGTATCTGTTAGAGGTGCGACCATTACTTGGGTTGACCTTCCTCTTTTCCCGGCCCCCGGCTTTCTGGTAGGATATTGTTTAGCTGCTTTGAAGGGAGTTACATATCGTTTGATTGTGTCTACTAATACTTCAGATTTGGTAGAGTCTTTGATTGATCGCTCATACAATTTCTTATAATAAGTTGCTTCGGATTTGAACGTTATAAGTCGTTTATCTAAACGAATTCTATCCTTGATTAAATCTTCCTCTTCTTCTGGAGCAATTACATCTGCCATGTTAGCAGCAGCTTCATCTAGAATAGAATCGAAATCCAGAATTTCCCTATCGTACCATCGTTGTATAGTAGACCTATGAAGTTCGATACCGTATTCTTCGACTAGCCACCTAGCCATACTTGTCCATGTCTGCCCTGCTTGTCTTTTGCGTATAAGCTCTGACTTCGCAATTTCTGGAATCATAAATTCCTCCCTAACTAAGCTTGTCTAATCTCCTACTAGTGTACTCCTATGGGAACATCGGTGTCAAGGGCTTTCAATAATGACAATACGGATGGGTTAGACTCTAGCATTTTCGAGATTGCCTCCATCTTATTAAAGTGGTGGCTGAATTGAGGTCTTGTGTACCCTTGCTGTCCGGGTGCCAGTCCCTGCTTCCCACGCCTACCGTAGGGATTTCTAGGGGTACCACTTTTCTTACTAGCGACTACGGGAGGTTCATTTATATCATTAGTATTTACATTCTCAGGTTTTGCATCTAATTGAATCATGCTCACTCGTGCTTCGTTTACTACCCATTTAGCAAAATCTTGTACTGACTTCCTAGATTGATTAACTTCTTCACCCCTTAGGAACCGATCCACCTTTGTAACTCCGGAAGTTACAGTCTTATCTTTCTTGTCTTTCTTCTTTTTCTTAGGCTGCATTCCTAAGCGTCGTTTAGCTCCTCCACCAAAGGTATCGGTAAATACTCCGGGGTCTGAGGAAACTGCTACTGTCCCTCCACCAGCTAAACCTCCGCCTCCGCCATCACCCTCTTTCTGCATCATAGGTATTTCCTCACTCTTTTTCTCAGGTGGCTTAGACTCTTCTTGTGTAGAAGAAGTTGAAGGAGCACTACCTTTTTTTCTAGCTTCTTCTATAGCTTTAACAGCAGCTTCTCTCATTTCTTCATCACTCAGCCTTCTATCTTCCTCTTGAGCCTCGTGTGGACTTTGATTCGGCGGTCGAATTTTACTAATCTTAATAAACTTTCGTAAATCTTGTGTACTACCCATCGTTTAAAATATCCTCAAGTACTGGACTAGACGAAGTAATTTCAGTTTTAACAGGTTCAGGAGGTCTTGCGAATGTGGCTTTTTCTACCCTAGACAACCGACCATCATCCAAGAAAGCTACATACTGGGACTCATTCTGAGAGAACCATAATTTCGTACCGTCGTCAGACAACTCTTTAATCAGAGGGGCCGGGTATCCTTGGTCTACCAAATCCTGCATCCAAGATTTAGTAGCGAAGGTGTCAAAGAACTTCTGGGTTCTCTCCCCTAATTTATCTGTCTCATCCTGAACAGCCAAATCTCTATTACTGGGAGTAATTCCTTGCCATCTTCCCCCATGTTTTCGTTTATGCGGAGGAGGCTTAATTTTAAAGAGGGGCTGATCTTCGGATTGCTGTTGAAGTAATTGGGCCAAATCAGGAGACATCTGTTGTCCTTCTTCACCCCCCGCTTCTCCACCCGTAGCTGCCTGTTGTTGTGCCATCTCTGCTTGTTGCCCCATCTGCTCTATCTGCTGATCCTGCATTTCAACCATCTGCTCCATCTGTTTAGTTTGAGCTTCTACCATCTTAGGCTCACCGGAAACTATGAAGCGAGCTTCTTCTACATCTACCTTTGAATCCTTTAGATTTACATCATATCCTAACTGAGCTAACTGTGCAGCCAGTTGAGTACGCTGCAACGCAAAACTAATTCTAGTGGCTTCAGCCTTTTCTTCTGGGTTCGGAAGTTCTAATTTCCATTCCGTGACATTAAATGCGTCTAAAATAGCGGGGAATATTTTCTCATGGAAGATACGTTGGTCTCCCTCCACAACCCTACTCATAACTACTAATTGTTGAGTCTGCGTTGACAACCCGCCGAAAGCTTCCGGGGCACCCTGCCATGCAGGAGTAACACCCCACATAGCTGATACACGCTCTCTAATCTCCTGTCGCACCGGAAGATAATCCATTTCCTGAAGGGTGTGGAACAACCGTACCATATCTACCCTACCTCTTTGGTTACGACTTGATACCGCTACCATAGGTATAAAGTTAGGGTCTGCTTTTACATTTGCGGCTAAATTAGCTCGTTCTCTACGTAAACTCTCTGGATCATCGGTATGTACCAGCAACATGGAAGAGGGCATCTTACGCTCAAAGAAATAACGATATAAGTTCTTATCCATTCCTATAAGGGTAAGAGCTTTTTCAAATATTGTTAATATAGGAGACCACCCATAAGTTTCCGATGGAGAAAACTTTGATACATGAATTACCTCATCATTAAAGAGATAAATATTGGTTTCCCTGTGCCGATACCTATACATAACAGGTAATCTTTTGTGCCCTTTAGAACAGTTACCTTCTGATTCAGAAACATCGTTCCTATCGACAGGACAAACCCAGTGGGAATGCTTAGGTACACCTTTGTTGTCTAGATCAAATTCAATAAGGGCTGGATTTAATCTACGTATCTCTCTAACTTTAGATTTTATAGATTTATCTTTCTTATCTATAAAGTAATCTTTTACCAGATAAACGAATGCATCATCTGTAGAGTTTAGATCGAAATGCACCTGTCGGAGCACCTGTTCCAAACTTTGATCAAAAATATTACAATCGGTTAGATATTTCTTTAGCCGTTCTACTTCACCATGATCGGGATTCTCCGTATCCGGAATCAGTTTTATACCTCTCCTGAACACTTCATTAGTTATATGGTGGAGAGGTGCTCTGATTTCCTCTACCTGCATTGCTATAGTTTGTATATCTTGAATAAGTTGTTTCCGATACGCCATCTGGTTGCGTATCCAACCATTCACAACTGTCTCAATTCCTAGAGTAGGCGTTCTCCCTGATGCAGTCGAAGCAGCAGAATCATTATACCCCTTGCTAAGATTTCACCTAGTTTCATATATTAATCCTTGAGTATTTCGCCCATATCCCCCATAGCAGCTAGTTTTAACACCGCTCCCATGGCTTCATGTTTTAGTTCAAACGTATCACTTCTTCTAGTTTGTACCATAAGTTCTTCTTTTTCAGATTGTAGGTTTACTATATGTTCTTGTAATTCTCTAATTTTAGTATTTAGTTCTTCATTACCTAAAAGTGACGAAGCATTCTCTAAAACTCCTAACCTAGACGCTTCTTTCATCAGAGCTAGAAAAGCTCCTTCACTCATAACTGTTACTGCGGGACTGGAATCAGGTACATCTTCATCGGGTTCCAGAACCTTTAGTGCGTCATTCCAAGTATCCAAGATGCGCCAAGTTCCCGTCTCATCTTGGTTAGCTACATATTGTTCTCCACGCTCTCTTAACATATTACCTATAGCCATACTACTTACTCCTTATTCTTGTCTCTTCTTATTATACTAGAACTACACAATTTTAAGCAACATGGCACTTAGACCACCCGCACGACTTACAAGTTACGCAACCACTTTCCTCAACGTGATAAGGGGAATCACAACATTCTTCACTCGCAACTACGACTGATTTCTCCACAACATTCAAAAAATCTAATTGAAGATTAGTATTTGAGGTTTTTGCGGGGTTATCTGCTTTCACAAGCACCTCCTTTACCCGACTACCTGACCTATAAACAGTTATCCCTTTACACCCTTCTTCCCACGCAAGCATATAAGCTGTGTATACATCCTCAATATCTGCTTCATTCGCAAAATTAATAGTCTTAGAGATTCCTGAGTCACAGTATTGTTGAAAAGAAGCTTGCATTAACACATGCGCTTCTGGAGTAATATCTCCCGCTGTCACATAAACCTCTTTTACCCACTCTGGAACATCGTCTCTGGTTTGAATAGACCCACCGTTAGAAATATAATCCATTAATTCATTTGAATAAAAATTATATTCTTTCGCATCTTTCTCGAAATATTTATTTACATAATGAAGAGTTTCCCCCTCTAAAATATTCATCTTCTTCCATACCAATGCGAACGTCGGTTCGATACCACTAGACGTATCTGCTAGCATAGAGATCGTCCCTGTTGGAGCAACTGTGAGTCTACAAGCATTCCTTAATTTATAGTCGGATTTAGCATAACTACTGCTGCTCCATGCTGGAAATACTCCTCGTGATTTAGCTAGACGCATAGATTCGTTATCAGCAATATCTTGCATAAATCCCATTATATGATTACCTATATACCTACCAATATCTGTATCATACCCAATCCGTAATTGAATTAACAGGTCGGCAAACCCCATAATACCTAGACCAATTTTTCTTGTTGCTTTTGACATTTCTTCAATCTCAGGAGTCGCATAATAATTGGCATCAATTATATTATCTAAAAACCTAACTGACATACGTACTGTTTTATCTAGCTTAAACCAGTCCATATTAGTTTTCCAGTCCAAGGACGGTTCTGAGGAAGCAGACAATGCTGTGGGCTTAAAGAAATTAGCTATGTTTACCGACCCTAAATTACATGATTCATTACCTAGTAAAGGTTGCTCTCCACAAGGATTGGTAGCAATTATACGACCATACTTCGAAATCACACGGTTGTCGATATTTATGGTATCTAAAAATACCATACCGGGTTCTCCATTACGCCAAGCACCGTATACCATTTTACTGAACACTTCTCTAGCATCAAGTTCTTCCACTATTTCGTTAGAACGGGGATTGATTAGGGGGTAATGCGTTCCTGCTTTCACCGCCCTCATAAAATCATCAGTGACCCCTACTGAAATATTAAAGTTATGTATATCTCCCTCAACGGACTTACAATCAATAAACTCTAAAATATCTGGATGGTGTACGTCCATGACCGCCATGTTAGCTCCGTCACGTTTCCCCCCTTGCGTAATCATTGAAGATACGCGTGAAAGAGTTTTTAATACTTCTATTGGCCCACAAGATATCCCATGTGTAGTTGATATGCGATCTCCTTTGGGACGAAGTTTAGATAGGGCAAACCCAGTCCCCCCACCAAATTTCTGAACCATAGCCGCATCATGGGCAGCTTTCATTATCCCTTCCATACTATCTTCTAAAGGTAGGACAAAACACGCAGACAAAGTACCTTGTTCAGTACCAGCATTCATAAGGGTGGGGGAGTTAGGTATGAAATCTAATGCTGTCATCATACTATGAAAATCGTTGGATACAAGTTCCGTCTCGACAGGAAGTTTTCCGTACTTGGTTTCTACACTACTTACCGCATCAGCTACTCGTTTAAACATCTGATCAGCGTTTTCAGTAGGTTGGTTTTTGTCATCCTTTAAATAATATCGTTTTTTTGCTACTAGTTCAGCTTGTGCTGCTAATATGACCATGTACTACCCCCTGATTTCTTACTTACGGAATCCACAATATAAACAAAGACCCCGTTCAGGTATCCATACGTTCGGGCCACAGTTTGCATCCTCACATTCGGGATTTGGCGGTCTGGGGGCAGGATCGGTGCCGGGTGTATTATCATTATACCCTAAAAGCTTCTCTTGTATAGCCCGTGCAGGGGTCATTTCGGCATCATTCACAGCAGTTTCCAAATCTTCTAAAATCTCCTGCATATTTCCTACGGTTGTAACTTGATATTGAGAAGATTCGAAACATGCTTGAAGAGCCATAGCTATAGAAAAGAAAGCATCTCCATGCCCCATAGGAGTCTCAGGGGCTTTGAGGTCATTGTTTACAGATAATATCTGAGAGGTCTGTCTTTCGTCCGCTATTAGTCTAGTATTTCCTTCATTAACATAAGTTTCAAATATCTGTGCCATGGTCATTTTACTTTTTGCTGTGAAGTGCATAGGCCACCATTTCTTATCCAATCCCCTATCTTCTAGTTCACCTCTCGTATTGTCTATATATCCTTTAGTAAGGTTGAAGTTTTTAGCAATATCGTTTAGAAACTCTATCTGTGCCGTGTAATCCCACCCATCTAACCATGTCTGATGTATTTGTTCTATCCTATCCCCGCTCTTTTTAAAAACGACAAGATGCGAAGGGTGCCTCTTTTTCCCTACATCGAAGCCAGCAAAAATACGGTCTGCCTCATCGAACTGATGAACATGATTAGCTGGATAACTCCTTAAATTATAATCTATTATTTTAGCTATATCTGTTTCAGAGAAGTACGATTCTTGACTCAAAAATGGTTTGAGTAAGAACTCTGATGCAAACGATTTTGGCTTTGCTTTCTGTTGTTCTAGTAACCACTCTTCACTATATAGTTCTGGCATCAATACTCTTCTCCCCGGCATAGGGTCAAACGCAGGAAGTTTTCTATACTTGAATCGTTCATCCGTCTCAAGCTTTGCCAAAATATCTCCGGGTAACATGGGAGTACCCATCACTACAACCGGGACTCCTTGGTTAGGTATGAACATAGATTCAGTCATGAAGTGTTCTTCAATCTTAGTTATTTGAGATAAGTTCAGTGGGTTCTCAGGGTCTTTTAGGATGTCGTCGGCTATCATTGCGCCATTAACATGCATACCCCTTTTGAAGGAGAATAGTCCACCGTGCGCTATTTCTAAGGAACTTCCGTTAGCATGTCTATATCTAAATGTATAATCTGCTTTGGGGGCCTCGTTCCGTATCCATTTTGATATTCTAGGATTACGAGCTACTTCTTTATTTATCTCGCTCATATGATACTTAGCCATAGTATCACTATAAGATAAGTATAAAATTCTAGTATCAGTTTTAGCCGTCAACAATATCCATATAGCAAAGGCATGTCCTAAAATAGTACTCTTAAAATGAGCGCGAGGTAATACCGCAGTATAATTTTTCTTCGCTTTAATCGTCGCTTCTAATTCTTCACATAAAAATTTAACATGCCAAGCCTTAAACAATTCGGGACGTTGGAAACTCAAACCCCAAATATCTCGGACAAATTCCCAGAACGAACCTACAGCAACCTTGTCACTATTTTTTATCCCTATAGAGAGGAGGCCAAAAGCCTCTTTAAGAGTTACTACTTCGGTCGGCATTTTGCTCCTCTGTAGACACTAATATTTTTAATCTATTTGCAATTTTAGCTAGTAACTCCCCATCATCAATCTCATCAACCAATACTCTCATAACCTCTTGAACGAATTGTAAATTGATTAGTCCTTCTAATACTCGTCGTTCTCCCTGT